CCTATCCCCTGTGTGCCTTGGCAGTCTCAGCCTCTCTATGGGCAGTCGGTGATGGTGCTGGACGAGGCCGCTTTGCTGGTGCTTGTCGGCGGTTAGCGGTTACACAGGGGTTACGTAACTCTACGCGCCCGATGTGCGCGCACGGGCACCCGGGGCGTTGAATGGGGAGACAAGGAGTTCCCATGAAATACGCAAGGCTTCTCGGTGGCGCGGCTGTGCTGTCGGCAACCGCTTTTCTGTCCGGCTGTGTGGTGGCGCCACTGGGCTCCCCGTACTACGCCCAGCCTTACAACCAGGGAGTCTACGGCCCCGGCCCGGGCTACGTGGAACCGGCGCCGGTGATGGTGGCACCACCACCGGTGAGCTTCGGCATCTACGGCGGCTATTACCGCCCACGCTACCACCGCCACTGGCGCTGATCCGCTCCACCGCGCCGCGATAATCGCGGCATGACAGTCCGCGACATTCTGAAGATGGGTGATCCGCGCCTGCTGCGTCAGGCGCAGCCGGTTACCGCATTCGATACCGATGCCCTGCACCGGCTGGTGGCCGACATGCTCGACACCATGCACGCCGCCAATGGTGCCGGCCTGGCCGCGCCGCAGATCGGCGAGGACTGGCAGGTGGTGGTTTTCGGCACCGATGCACCCAATCCCCGCTATCCCGACGCACCGGTCGTACCCCGCACCGTGCTGCTCAATCCGGTGATCACGCCGCTGGGTGACGCGGAGGAAGAAGGCTGGGAAGGCTGCCTGTCGGTGCCGGGGCTGCGCGGCCTGGTGCCCCGCTGGCAGCGCATCCGCTACACCGGCTTTGATCTGTATGGCGATCCGATCGACCGCACCGTGGACGGGTTCCACGCCCGCGTGGTGCAGCATGAATGCGACCACCTGATCGGCCGCCTCTACCCCACCCGCATGCGGGACCTCACGCGCTTCGGTTATACCGAGGTGCTGTTCCCTGGCCTGGATGCGGGAGACGACGACTGATTCCTCTTCGTGAAGCGGGCCGCGATAAATGCGGGTGCTGAGTTGAGATAAATCACACCGTGTTGATTTTTCAATACGGGAAAGAGTTTTTCCCGTCACGAAATTTGGGCCAGTCTAGCGGGTTTGTAGGCCGGCTCCCATGTCGCCAGCGAGGCGTCCTGTGGTGTCGCTGGAACGTCGCCGGCGTCCAGCCTTGCCAGAACCTCGGCGAACAGCCGGAGCCCCATGGGCGCCAGGTCGCGGCGCCACAGCGCCTCGGGCGTGTCCCCTGACCGTATCCAACACCAGTCCTGCGCCGCAATCGCGCCCGTATCCGCGCCATCATCGAGCCAGTACGCGCTGCCCCCGGTCACCAGCTCCCGCATATGCACCGCCCAGAAAATTGCATCGCGGCCGCGATGGCGGGGTAGCAAGCTGGGGTGGTAGCCGAGGGCGCCAAGCCGGGCCTTCCTGCGGGCGCACGAGGCCACGAAGACATGGGCGTGGGCGCACAGGATCACATCGAGGCCACCCGGCACCCAGTTCCCTGTCAAGCGCCGCTCCACCTGGCAAAGCGGAATCCCGGCACCGGCCGCAGCTACGGCCAGCCGGTCATCGAGGCGGGGGGCGCTGACGGCCGCAACGTCATCACCACGGGCAATGCACAGCTTCAGAAGCTCGGCGGCTAACCACTTCTGCCCAACGATCATCACTCGCAAGCTGCGGCCCCCATGTATCGAAAGCCCTGGACGGCCCGGAAGTGGCCGCCGTGGCCACCGCCCACAGCCTGAAAGCCGTTTTTCTTCGCGGAGCGGTTCATGGACTCAATGCATCGCGCTCGGCTGGTGCCGCAGAGCGAGGCTGACACCTGCGTCCAGCTGGAATCCCGCCGCAGCGCGGCGGCCAGGCCCGGATGGGAGGTGTGGAACAGCGTGCGCAAAGCCAGGCCGTACCGGTTTTACCGAGGAGCCACGCATCGGCAACAGCATTGAGAAATCGCATGCCGACGCCGGCGCCCTGCCACTCCGGCATCACCACCAGACGGCAGGCGCGGGCTTCAACCAGGCCGGGCCGCGTGGCCACCGCCAGGTGGGCCACAGGAAGACCGCCTACCAGACCCACGTAGTAGCTGGCCCCGACCATGCGTGGCAGCTTCAGATAGTGATGCGGCTCGAATAGAGGCCACCAGGCACCACTGGTTTGCTCGATGGCAAGCTCGATCTTTGGTCTGCGCCAAAGTGACCCCCATGAAAACTGGCCGGTGGCCGTGTCATACGCCCAGTCCGGCTGCAGCCAGCCCAGCACGTCGTAGTGGCAGCTCAGCAGCACGCACTGGCCACCTGTGCGGCGCCATGCCTTGCCGAATGCCAGCGCGCCGACCTGGGCGATCTGCCGGTCGACCACGCTCGTGAATTCGTCCACCACCGCGCGGCGCGGCGCATCGCAGACAAGCCTGGCCAGGCTGGCCCGGAACTGCTCGCCCTGGCTGAGTACGTGATACGGCCGGAGCCATGAGGGCACGCTGCCAAGGCCCACGGCCGAAAGCGCCGCCGGCACCGCATCAAAGTCGGCTCCGGGGGCAATGGCATCGATGATGGCCTGGTCACGAGGCCAGCGCGGCGACCACACGGCGCGCGGGCCAAAAACCCGCTGGCCGATGGATGATTTGCCGCTGCCCGAAGGCCCGACGACGATACCGATGGACCAGGGGCGCTCATCGAGCGGCAACTCGGCCGAGAGCCGGAACTCCGCGCCGCTGTCGACGTTGAAAAGCGACTTCACGCGCGCCGCGCGGTAGCTGCTGGCGTCGGGACACTGGTGATGGATATCGACCTTCATACAGCCACCACCTTGAGCTTGAGCCCCAGCTTGTCCAGCTGGGTGTAAACCTGCGCCTGGTGTTTTTCGTCACGGCAGATGACGATCACGCCGTACTGTTGCTTGTAGTGGTATCCGTTGACGCCCGGCGCCTTCGGGTTGAGTTTCTTGGCCATGTGAGTCTTCTTCACAGTGGCGCTCGTGGCGCGCTGGTTCGGGGCGCTCGGCCCTCAATTGGTTCACCGCCCCGCAGCGGGGGCACTTGATGATCAGGTGGGTGAATTGTCCGGTGCCCAGCTTGCGCGAGCAAGCCCCACATCGAATGTCTTTCATTGTGCAAGCATCTTTTCTGACGTGAAAATGATGGTAGGCTGGCCGCACTCTGTACAGGGTGGCGGGCCTCGCCGGCTTGCAGGCTCGTTCTGCGGTCGGGGCTTGGTCGGTTGTTAGCGCAACCGACCAGGTCGCCCGTCTTTTTTTATGGAGCGTACCCTCCCCCTGGCCAGGACAACAACCGCGCGGTCTTGTCCGGCCCGACCGGTTGCTGGCGAATAGCCGTGATGAACGTCAGCAGCCTGTCCGGGGCGTTCATAGTGCGGCTTCAATAGAAGGAACTTGCATATGGAAACTAAGGAATTTGCGCACAAGGGGCGCACGCTGATCTGCACCGGAACCCCAACGCCCGACGGCAGTTTTGTTCCGGGATTGGTGATTCGCACGGAATTCAGCAGAGAGGTTCAGGAGGCGATGCCGGCGCTTGGCAATATGCGCTTTAACTCGGCCGCTGATGCCATCGAGTTTGCCCGGATGGCGGGAGCAAATTTGGTCGACGGCCACGCCTGACGTTTCACCGGTTTTCAAACGGTCACCTCCAACGAATCCCCTTCAATCCCCACCGGCGTCCCCGCCGGTACCGGCAGCACCTGAATGGCCAGGCTGGTGCCGGCGGCGTAGGCCGGCAGGTACAGCTCCACGCCGGCCACGGTGAGGAAGCCGCTGATCGGCACCTGGGCGGGCAGGCCGCCGTCCACGCTCACCATCACCTCGGCGCCGTGCGCCGCCTCCAGTTCCCACGAAAGGCGCAGGACGCCTGCGCCTTTGGGCTCCGCAGCGAGGTTGAACGCGCGGGCGATGCGTTGCTCGCCGCTCACCAGCGCCGTGGATCCACCAGATCACCGACTGCCCATAGAGAGGCTGAGACTGCCAAGGCACACAGGGGATAGG